CTGGTTCTCTCTGGGTCTGAGATGCTGAAGCATGGGCATCTCTGAGATCAACCTCAGGGTAAACGTGGAGAAGTCATCGGCTCTGGCCTTGGACGCTGAGACCACCAAGATGTTCCTCTGGGGGTCAAGCAAGAGCTGGTGGCAGACAAAGGCGGAGGTGATCCAAGACTTGCCGACCCCACGGAACGCCATGATGCACGACCGCTTGGGGCCATTCTGGAGGTAGTCCGCGATGTCATATTGGACAGGCGTAGGGTCTGGCAGACGGAGCTGCTCCCACGCCAGATACAAGAAGTTCCGAAAGTCGTGGATTCGCTCGTCCATTACCAGGTCTTACATGCCCAGTACCGAGGCTTGGTCTTGGGGCCGGGGTTGTCGCAGTTGTGACGGGCGCGGAAGTTGGCTCGTCTTCCAGGCTCATTCTTTCGGATCTTCATGTTGGGATCTCCGAACATCACCTTCTTGACTTTACCACCATCCTTGACGAAGACCTTGGACTTCTTTCTGCCGTACCCCGGCTCGCCCTTGCGAATCCGCATGACCTTGTTCAGGGGGACTTTCTTGCCTTTGTATTCAGCCATCTTATGCCTTCCTGATCTTCATCCTACGGCGACCGGAGGCAGTGATGGGGTACTTGACTTTACTGGGACCAGTCTTCTTGGCGATGACCGCTTGCTTTTCTTTCTTGGTCATCCGGTTGGCAATCTTACGAGGACGGCACACTGGATACTTCCGAGTGGACATCTCCTCGCCAGACCGCCCGCACTTTTTGCCAGTCCGTAGGTCAATCCAGTCTTCTTTGAACCACTTGGTGAGTCCGCCCGAGTGTCTAGCCATTTCTACGCCTTTTCTGGTGTCCAAGATATGCGAGTCCGAACAGGAACAACCCGTTACGGAACGGAACAATCATTGAGTTTTGTAGTGATGTGTCATCTTGCCAAGTGAACAACTCTGGGTCTGGTTCATGCCACTCAAAGGTTGTCAGAGGTGGAACATAAGACAGCAAGGAGTCTTCACGCTCCACGGCAGCACTCATGTAGGACAACCCTGAGGGCTTGGGATCAGGATCCTTTGGAGAACTGGGTGGGACGATGACAGGCGGCGAGTAAGCCAGAGCTGCACCGGTGTCTTCGGTCTTTGCCGCAAGTTGATTGAGCGTTGACTCCAGGCCCAAGGCCATATCAAGAGTCTCTTTACCGAGAACCGTGCCAAGCACTGCGACTACCAGAGATAGACGTTGGGCCTTGGTATTCAGCTTTTCACAGTTGCCCTTGCAGTCCAGAAGAGCCTTTTTTTCTTCAGATGCTCTCTTATTGCATTCAGGACAACTCATTAGCCCATCCGGTACTTTCCGCCACGCTTCTTGTAGGTTCGCACCAGCCAAGCGTTGGCATAGGCAGATGGATAGACATCGAACTTCTTCTTGGCTTCCGCCTTGACTCGGGAATACAAAGCCTTGTCGGTTGGGATCGGTTTCTTCTTTCCTACCTTACGCTTTGCCATTACTTACCAACCTTTCTCTGAGCCTTCTTATGGGCTTGACTAAAGGTGTCGCCCTTGATCATCAGTGACCGCATCATGTCCATGTGCTTTTTGGTGTGATGCTCTGAGTGACGCTTCATGGTGTCCTCTTGGCGTTTGGTAAGACCTTCGGCCTTTTTTCCAACCTTACGCTTTGCCATCGATCAGCCCTTTTTCTTTGGCTTGGTCTTCTTTGGCTTTGCCGCAGCTTTGGACTTCATCTTCCCGACTTTTCGCTTGCTGTGGTACATATCAGGCCCGCATTCCATTTTTCTTCTTGCCCTTCTTGATCTTCATCGTCCGACCGGCAATGACATCGGCTTGGGTGATTTTGTCTTTGGGTTCAGCAAGAGCCGCCAACCGGCGATCTTTTGCACTCATTTTCTTGTGCTTCATTAGATGGCTTCCTTCTCGATGCTGGGATCGAATGGTAAAGACCTGGCAAGGTTTGCCAGTGGTTCTGATTTGTTAGCAGATGCGTCGATCCCGTTGTCCTTGAGGAACTGACGGGCAACGCCGAGATCAGCAGCGGTAGCCTCACCTGACTCAATCCGGGCCAGAAGAGTTTCACACATACCGGTGTGCAGCTTTTTGAGTAGTTCTTCCATTAGATCCTCACCGTGGTTAGTTCAGAGGACACGGACAGCGTTAGGCCCGACTCGATATCACCTTGGGTTCCTGAGATTTCCAGGTACTCAGTGGGCGGGTGCTGCTTGTAGGAGTGAGACGAAGGAAGCGAGGTCAGAGCGAAGCGTTCTGCCAGATACCCCTCAACTTTCTCAATCTCCTCGGTCTCAATGGATCCGGGACCCATGATGATCTCAGCAATCTGCCCGTCAAAGTTTGCGGAGGTTCCCGTAGATGCCTGACCAGCAACATGGAAAGCGTTGGCGTTGCTGAATGAATTAGCGTTTATGGCAAAACCATCTGCTGCACCATCCACGCGAACACGACTAACAGAACTGTCTCTGTAGCCCGCAATAATGTAAGTGGTTCCCGATGAAATCGTTGTTGACCCCGTAACAATACCAGCGGCATTGCTTCCGATGTATTGCTGGATTTTGTTGTTAGCATCCACGCGAAGTAGGTAGTCATCAGCAGCACTGTGCTTTGCTAAAAGAGCCATGAAGGCGTTGCTTACATCTGGGTTCATAACAATAAACGTGTAGAAGTCGCCAGTGCCAACATCCATAGCGTCAAGGTCGCCGTAGTCCATGTGGTCAAGTTGGGTTCTGTTGAAGTCAAGGATGTCCAACCCATTCAAGGTGGTGACTGCGGGCTGGTCTCCACTGGCGGCTTGCACAAGGTTATTGCTGTTGCCAGAAGAGTCTGTCCAACTGCTTACCGAAACACCAGTGCCGCCTTGTTGCCAAGCCGTCAGGGTCGCATTCAGATTTGAGGGTGACCACAGTGCCATATCAGTCGCCCAAGATCAGGGACACGGTTCCGGTAGATCCACCGACACTGGCGAGGTTGCCCTTCATAAAAGGAAAGATGGTCACAGCCTTTGCGTCAGCAGCGGTGAAGCTGGCAACGTCAACGTAGTTGGTTCCATCAAGGCTTCCCTTGAGTGTCAGGGTTCCAGTGCGATCCCCACCGTAGACAGCTTGGACCAAGCCGACTTCGTTGTCCCGAAGGAATCGGGATTCGTAGACATCGCCATCACCGTTGGCGGAAACGCCATCGAGCAGTTTTACAATTTTCATGTTAGTTCACCTCATAGGTACTTCATAAGGAAAGAGACTGAAGCACCGATGATTGCGGATGCTCCAAGGAGCCAAGAGCGACTTTGCTCAAGGTTTCGGATTCGTTGGTCATGTTGCTCCAAGATTTCATCTTGGTGCTTCTGACGAGTCAGCATGGCATCGACCTTTCCTTCCAGGCGACCTAATGCCAGCATGATCTGATTACTGTTTTCCACCTCAAGACTCCAGCGTTGTGACTCGATCTTGGATCTCTTGCGAGACGTAGAGAACCTGAAGGAACATATTGTCCAGATCGTTCGCTTGGAGAGTGGCTCCGTTTGTGAAATCAACCAGACGGGTCGCTGAGGTGCGAGGTGTGACTCGTTCTACCACCACGTTTGCACTCGGCTCGTTGCCTGAAGTAAACGTGATGGACTGACGGTCTGCCGCCACGGTGTAGTGAGTCGTGATGGTCTTAGTGACCCCGCCGACTTTCACAACGATGTGTGAGGCATCCAGAGCTGTACCGCCAGTGAACGCGGTAGAGAACGTAGCCTGACTACCTGACAGGCCGGTGTAGGTGAGTGAGGCATCCGCCATTATTCTTCTCCAATCAAAGCACGAAGTTGAGACAGGCTCTTACCAGTTCGGAGAGCCTTACGGTTCAAGTTGTTGTTCACATCGTCAGTGCGAAGGTCATCAAACTCACGGAGGAGTTGCTTATATGCCTCGGCACGGTATCGAGACACCAACCGACGCAGAGCCTCAGCCCGAGGTGAGTCGTAGTTGGAGTTCGATTCTTCGGTGAGCCGCTGGTAATCGCGGGATCGGATCAGTCGACTCATTGCGTCACGCAGCGTCCGACCCTTGAGCTTGACCTTGCCATGAAGTTCTTGCCAACGGTCGTATGCAGTTTGACCCTTGGAGTTGGTGTAGTTGGTCAAGTCCAGTCCATTCTTACGGACACGCGGGCGAGAGATACCATTCCGCATACCAATCTTCATCAACTCCTCAGAGATGACATCTTCCTTGACCTCGGTGTAGGGGAACGGGTCGATTGCCAAAGGTCCGGTGGGACGAGTGGTGTTCTCTCCGAAGATGTTCCTGCGACCTTCCAAGCCTTCCGCAAGCCCAGGAATACGATTACGCATCGCATCGACGAGTCCTCGAACCTCTCTGATTTCGGAGTCACCGAACGCAGGCTTGAGTTGAGCGAGGAATGAGGGAACCAGCGAACCTGCGTACTGTTCCGCAAGTCCGGGGCCGAACCGCTCTGGTTCCGATGCGGCACTCAGAAGGTTGGAAATACCTTGGAAGAACGAACGGTTCTTATTGAACTGAGCAGCAGCAAAGACAAGTCCAGCGAACGAATTGCGAATTTCATCATCTGATTCTTCTTCGGCATAACTCGCTCCCTCAGCGAAATCAACGACGGCAGCCAAGAACCCAGCAAACGGGTCGAATCGTCGGTATGAGACATACTTGTCGCCAACGAGAATCGAATAGGGTTGCCATCCGGCCTCTTCGAGCAACGCACGGCGAGATGGATCTGTTGGACCGGTTCCAGTGAGGCGACCAGAGGCGTGCAAGATTGCGGCCCCTGAGACCATCATTGTTCCGGTTGCCATTCTTCCAACAAATTCAGCGCGGACCTGAGGATCGGATGACAGAAGATCCCTTCTGGTTTTTCGTGCAATCACTGAAAGTCCCTCAGTAGGAACAAATCGTTTGAAGAAGAAGTCCAGAAGGTTTGCAGGTGTTCGGACGAACGGGAGAACAAACCTCAATAGCGGAAGTTCGTTCACCGCTTTGTTTGCGGATCGTCCAATATCAATAACCCCACCGCGATCCTTCGTCAACGGAGTTGTGAAGGTGGCTTCTCTCGCTCGCCCCAGCCCTGTCTCAGCAATGTCAGCAAACTGCTTGTCGAAGTTCTTTGCCATGAACTCTTTGACAAATCTCTGATACTGATCGGGGGTATTCAACGGATCGAGTTTCAATCTCTTGGCCTCAATGTCCGCACGCTGAAGAAGGTTCTTCTCGTTGTAGAGCTGCCCGTTCTTAGTCACTCTCTCGAAACCATCAGCAACGAACACGGCGGCTTCATCGCCCTTGAGTCCACGGCGTACCGCTTGGTCATAGAGTCCAGCCTTGACCTCGGCACGGTAGTTCAGTTGCTTGAAGAACTCGTCTTCTGCCGCCAAGAATCTACTGGGGGTGTTGATGATGCCGGTGATCCATTTCTGAGAAGCAGACACAGCGTCATCCACATTCTCATCAATCGTGGAAATGATTCCGGCCTTCAGGTCATCACGAACCATGACTGAAGAGTCCAAGACATTCTCACCTTGCTTCAGCGTCAACTTGGCGGCTGAAAGAGAATCGTTGAATGCTTCAAACATATACCCGTACTTTGCCACCTCTCGACCTGCGGCTTCAAGGTTTCCGGTGAGGAGTTGTCCTAACGCTCGTTCCATCGGGAGGAACGCTGTGGTAAAGACACCGGATGCGATGTTGACCATGTGAGTCGTTGGTCCAGACAGGATGCTGTTCATCCAGTACCCGATGAAGTTGAGCTTACCTCCGTTTTTAGCCAGACCGACCGCACGCATTGGGTTTTGATAAGCGGCAGCAGCAAACTTCTCCATCATCGAATCAACCCGTGCAAGACCTTCAGCCGCATCCCCGCCTCCGAGGTCACGGAGAAGTTGCTCTTGTGCAGCTTTCCCGGCGTCTGTTCCCCCCTTCACCAAGTCATCAGGAAGAAGTCTGACGTTTGCGTCCACGCTGGGGATGAACCGCTGAAGTCCCAACTGCCGAGCCACGGCTCGCTGCATGTTTACCGCAGTCTTTGACAAGACTTCGATGCGTTGTTGAAGAAGCAAGAACTCCATCTTCTCCGAGGAAGTTGCCCTCGCACCTTTACGGGCGATCTGACCGGCTTCAGCGGCAGCCTGGGAAAGAGTCTCACGAACCGCAGTCAACGCTGGCAGTGCTTCGGTAAGAGCATCTTCTTTATCTTTGAGAACGCCTTGAAGATTCTTCAGTGAAGCATCGCCTGTGGCATCAGCCAAGTCCGCAGCCACCGATGCAGCATCGGCCCGTTGTTCTTCAAAAGACTTAGACCGGACATCATCAAACTCTCCGCGAGCCTCCATCTCATCAAGAGTTCCCTTCACGACCCGCTTGCCGCTGTCCTGATCAGACACCCGACGAATGTTCAATCGCTCTGACGGCGGCTTTCCTGTGAGATCGTCAGCCTCAACACCAGCGAGGAACTCACTGGCTGACTCGGGTTCTTTTGGAGGCTCAGGCGTTGGCCCTGCACCAGGAGTGGCATCTTCTTCTACAGGCGTAGCTTTTGGACGAGGCTTTCCAGAACCCACGATGTCTTCCATACCCTGAATCGGATTCGGACGGCCTGATGAAGTCTTTCCGGATGGATCGAAAAGGATGGCGACATTGTGACGAACTTTTCCTACCCGCCCTCCACCAAGGTGACGGAACCCGTCATAACCCAAAGCCATGATGTCACCTTGGAATGGGTCAATATAGTTCAACGCTTCTTCTCGACTGATTCGTGCCTCAGACAGAATGTCAGTAGCTTCTTCGTAGATTTGACCCAAAGTCATGTTGTCGAAATAACTTGAGGATTCTTTAAGGTTCCCATCAAAACCTAAAGTCCCGTTGTAGAAACCCTCAAACTTCTCCCGAACCGCTGGATCAGCATCGACCGCTTTTGCATCGAGATCAATCAGGTTTGTTTCACCCAAGTTGACTTTGAAGACCTTGGCAGATTTATCGCCTTTTGCCTGCTTGGATCTGGTCTTCGCGTATCCGTATGCAACATTGGGATTGTCGGTGAGATACAGCCCCGGACCATACAGACCGGACACTGAAGTTGCGTATGGATCAACCGAACCAGCATCTAAATCTGAGGCGGTTCCGTGATAAAAGGCTCCTTCTTCGGCTTCAAAGACCAAATCATCTGGCTCTGTTTTGGGAGCAGGAGCATGCTCACCCTCGGCCTTTCTCATCGCCTCTTCGACAGCAGCGGGAGACGCTCCGTCCGCTTTTGCCTTACCTCCAGCACGAAGCCCCTTGGCTCCTGCGATGATCCCATCAGCAAGAAGACCAAGACCCAAGCCTTCCACGGCATTCTTGAGGCGACCTTCGATCTGAGTATCGTCCTCCTCTGATTGCAAGAACTCCGTGATCGGGTTCTGAAGCGAGGGGTTTTGTTGAATCAGATCAGACAGCCGACCTTGCTTACCATCGAAGTACGCAAAGTCCGTGACTGCACCACCTACGGCAAACTTGGCGATCTCTCTCGACTTTGAACCCTGCGTCAGCAACGTGCGAGCCTTACCCAACTTGCCCAGCTTCGAGGCAATCGAGAGGCCACCAACGCCTGGAACAAACATGCCGCTGGCGAACTGAGAGATACCTTCGACAATCCCACCGGCAGTGGTTGATGACTCGCCCAGCAAACGGTTGTCGTAGTCAGGCAAGAGGTCAAACGTCAGCATGTCCCCGAGGTTGTAGATGCCTTGGACTGCACCTTCGACACCACGGAATGGGGCTGCAAGGATGTCGCCAGCAACGTCGAAGAATCCAGATTCTTCTTGGGCTGCGGCATCAATCTCTTCTTGGGGTACTTGAGCGAGTAGTTCATCAAGTCGTGACATATTTAGTTCATACCTCTACGTTGAAGAAGAAGACCTTGCATCGTGGCAAACTGATCTGCGGTTCCTGTGTTTTCGGCCCCCAGTTCAGTGATCAGTCGCCCAATCAATGTTCCACTTTGGGCTTCAGGGGTGGCGTTGTCGTACTCATCCAGAGCATCTTCCAGTGCCTTCTTATTTGGGAAGAACGGAGTCATTTTTGGATTTCTAAGTTCGTCAACAATCGTCACCCCGTTCTCAAACGTGCCACGTTCAAGATCCTCAATGGAGACTCCAGTGAACAGGACAGCAGATCGGTAGCGACGAGCTGGAGTACCTTGTTGATCCAGCGCCTGACGATCAAATGTTGTAAACCTTGGATCAGGGCGACCAGATCGTGGATCGGTGCGAGTTCGTCCCGCGACCGCCAGTGATATAGCTTGATCCGCCGCAATCAACTCCTCTCGAACGATGGGTTGAACATTCTCGCGTGCGTATTGTTCTCGACCTTGGGCGGTTGTCTGATCGAAGTAATCTCCGACCCTGTTTCCAAGCCTTCCGGCGAAGAGTCCGTCAAGAACACCTTCTCCTGCGAATTCATCACCTTCTGGATCGGCAGGAAGCCGCGAGAGTGAAGGCATTTCAAATCTTGCTTCGGCTACCTCGTTGACTGGAGCGTTCACATCATCAGCGTTGTTCAACCTTCCGATGTTTTCCGTGTTCCACTCAGCCATGCGTCGTTGGACTTCGCGTGCTACCTCACCAATAGTGAAGTCTTGGTTGTTATCACGAACCTCCTTAGTCACGCGATTCACTTCTTCTTGGAAAGCACCGAGTTCACGCCGAATGATCTTTGCCCGTAACTCCCTATTTTCAGAGGGAAGATTATCAAGAAGAACATCTATTTCATTCTGCCAAATACCCAACTCTGGGCTAACCAACCTAGATACTTGGGACAGCAATGCATCACGTTTCGTGTCCAGTCGCCTTTCTGCTTCTATTAGTTGAATCTTAGATGCACCTAGTTCGTCTGCAAGAGACCGAAGTTCCTCCAGTGTTCTAGCCCCAGCCAACGCGGCGATTACATCTTCTTTAGCCTGAGGGTCTTGGAGGCTGCTGTAATCACCGGAGAACTCGTCAGTCATGTAACGACCAATCAACGCAGGAGAGAATCCTTTTTCTTTCAGTGTTGACTGAACAAGTTCTCGAAACTCTGACCGATCCGGAACTTCGTCACCAAGACCGACAACAAGTTCTCCAACAGCGTCCCTGATTCGATCCGCCTCCTCAACCTTTTGCTTGCGAGCCTCATCACGTTCTTGCTCTTGTTTTCGCTTTTCGTTGTCTTCGTAGCGTTCCGCAAGTTCTTCGGCCCTTGCCTCTGCCAAAGAAATCTCATCAGCATACTTCCGCCCCATGTCAGCGCCCTTCTGACCGGATGGGTTTGCATTTTCAAAGTTCACCAACAATGTCTCGGCTTCTTCTAATTTACCATCCCTTGCCAAGTCAAACGCTTGTGCTTGGATTCGCTGCCAGCCTTCCTCAAAGAACGACGCTCCAAACTCATCGCGTCCCTTGTTCATCCACGCTTCAATCTCCTTAGTCGTAAACTCTTCGCCTTTGCTGTCAGCAATGTCCAAGTCTCTGGCAAGATCATCCGCATGTTGCTCTTTGTTGAGCGCATAAGTGTTCCGACCCCGTTCAACCGTTGCTTGCCGGATCAACCGTTGGTCGATGTTGGCTCGCTCCTTCAGAGCTGCCGAGGTGATGTAGAACGACTCAGATTGCAGGTTAGTTTTTGTCCACTCGGCCTCGAACGCTTCATCAATGTTTTCATTGTTGGTTGGATCGGTGAGACGAGGCAACAGGGCAAACGCTCTGCTTTCATAATCGCGTGCGATGTCACGACCAACGGCCTCTTGAATCGCAATCAAACGGACAGGGCTTAGTCCTTGTGGGATGAGTCCCGCTTTCTCAGCGTCCCTGATTCCTTGACGGGCAATCTCGATTCGATCTGCTTGTGTGAGTTCGGCAGCGTCCGCCTCGCCAAGTACGCGGTCTTTTTCATCTTGCTCAGCTTTTTGCTCCAATCCAAACTTAGTCAAACCCTTGTTGAACGTAGAAAGACCCGCAGCAAGTTCTCGAAGTTGAGAGCCAGCGTCAGGAGCCTTGATCCGTACTGGAGCAAAAGTGTCGATGGGCCGTGCCGCAGGTTCGATTTGTTTGAACAGACCGAGATCGACATCAAATTGAGATTGTGACATTAGTCGGTAGCCTCTGGATTAGGATCTTGGAAGTCTCCGATGCCGCCAGCGATCTGACCACCAACCCTGAGAGCCGTAGCGATGAAGCTGGGCTTGGCGACTGGAGCAGGCAGAGCATTGATGATGCGAGATTGAGTACCCAATCGGACAGCCTCAAGTTGATCGTCATAGGCCATCTCTCGGAACGCACGGTTACGCAGTGAGATGTTGCGGTACTCAGACTCTTGACGCTCAAAGTCTTGGAACAGGTCAGCGATGTTGCGACCGGACACGCCCTTCTCAGCCGCCTGAACCATCGCAGTAGATCGAGCCTTGAGCGCACGCCTGGAGACTTCTTGGATCTCCTGGGCAGACTTCTCGTTCTCTTGTGCCTGACGCTGGCGAATCTGCCGGTACTGGTTCATCGCTGATTGTTCAGCGTTGGCCTTGTTCAAGTCGTAGGACTGTTGAGCAGCCGCTTCTTGGGCACTTGCGGTTGCCCTTGCTCCCGCATATGACGCAGCACCTTGAGCAATCGTCAACGCAATAAAGGCTGTAGGCGTACACATAGATCAGTCCTTCAACCTCACAAATTCCAAGAATGGACGCTTCTCAACGCCATACTCTGGATGTCTTTGAATGAATGTAAACCCCAACCATTGGAGCCACTTTTGATGCACCTTGTTCCGCTCATCCATCACATTGGCAAGCAAGTGATAACGGCGATGTAGTTCGTCAATCACAGAACGGGAGTGTCTGAGGAAGTGCATCGGAACCTCAGCGATCCTGTCTGTACCCAGCATCCAGATGATGCCAAGTTTGTCATCAGGACTTGGAGACACCCCGAAGATCCCCATGACCTCTTTTTTGTCATAGGGGTAGAGAATCGCATGACACTCATGTGAGTTCTCATATCCAGACCTCAGGGTCGAGTATGGATCTCTGCCTGTGTGGGCCTGAATCTCCTGAATGTCAACCTCACGCATGTTCTCAGCGACATACTTGATGTCACGCATCCGAGCGTAGCGGACAAGATCACTCATTAGAGACGCTGGCGAACCTTGGTGTTGTAAGAAGCCTCAAACGCTGCCGCCATGAACTTGCTGGGGAACGGTGAGTCATTCTTGATGTTGATGGTTGCATCGGTGTTCTTCAGGAGGATTGGGAACCTGAACGTGCCATCCGATAGGTTGAGGGCATCAGTCGCATCCTGACCAACCACGACCCCACTGAAGGTGGACACGGCTGTATCACGGTTTGGACTTGCAACTTCCACGGTAAAGAATCCAGTGTCCTCATGGATGATGTTACCAAACCGAAGCTGGTAGCGGCCAGTGACGATTGGTTGTTGACCTGCGGTCTGTGAGGATGTCCTGAGGTAAGCCGTGGAGAACTCATAGTCCATCTCATAAGCCTCACCAAAGAAGATGGTGTTTGACGTTAGGTCTCCCTCGCAGACCAAGGTGGTTCCTCCATCAGACGGTTGAGTCACGACATTGACACGAACACCATTGTTGATCAGGCCATCAAGATTACGGCCCCGCTTGGCATAAGGGAATGTGAATGTGGTGTTCCCAGTCGCTGCTGAGAATGACGCTGTAATCGTTCCATCCGTCCCTGCGTAGGTAATCCGACGATCCAGCATGGCTCGAAAGTTCAGTCCGGTATCGACCAGCTTTGTTTCAATCCGCATTTTTTCCAGGTGAAGACCATCGGTTCTTTGAACCATCAGGAACAAATCTTCATCCATAAATGAGATGTGGCGAATGTTCGCATCCGATCCAAACGTGAATCGACTCCAAGCAGACTGAATCTTCCGCTTCTGAGACCCGCTTCCGACCTCGTAGTATCGGTAAATGTAGATCGAGCTTGTCTCAGTTGAGGAAAGAACAGCGATGATGTTCTCATCAGTTGAGGATGCGAACTGTCTGACCTTGCCTGGAACATAAGCAGGGACAGCCTCAGTGATGTCAAGAGCATCAAAGTTTGTAGAGTCGGTTGGGAACAGCTCTCGAACGCCCGCAAAGTTACCGTGGTTGAACCCAAAGAAGAGGCTGGAGGCAGCGGGAACTGGGTCCGCATCAATCACGTTTTCGTAAGAAGTGATCGGGATAATCCGAGCAGTAATCGGAGTTAGGTTCGGAGATCCTGTTAGGGCGAACTGATCGGTGTCGGAGAACAGAATTAGGTTCTGATTGAATGGGATCGCGTGGCGAATCAATGACACCTTACGGAAGGACACATCGGTATCAATGGGGTCTCCATCAAGAACCGTGGTCATTGTTGTCCGGTGCATGTTGAAGAATTCGTTTGCTGAGGACATAACCACAGATTCTTCAGCAGTCAGGCCCAGCCTTCCTCGGTGAAGAAAAATGTTACTGATCTTCTTATCAGTGAAGGACGGGAACGGGTTGGTCTCATTATCTCCAACCTTGCGGTCGGCCCACTTGAAGTTCGAGTAGTCAGCACCGCTGGGCGCACCTGTAGGTGCTTTTGTTCCATCAGCCTTCGTAAACATGAATGACCCATCAGACTGCCGGATCAGGATGTGAGGCATGGTGGTGAAATCAAACGACTTCTCGATGCCTTCAGGACGGCCTTGGCCTTGCCCCAAGACATTGGTGAACTCTTTGACACCGAGAGTCTCTCTCCAGTATCCGTTACCAAACCCTCCAGACTCGTTGCAGACAAACTCAACGAAATAGTCGTCTGCGGCTGACTCGGGATCTCCATTGACCTTGGCGATGAATCCATCAGGAGCGTACGGCGGGAGATCCACAAAGGACTGAACACCTTTCAAACTGTCGATCACAACCGCAGTTTGTTCTTGTTGGGGAGACTCCACATTGATATCAAATGAGGTCAGACCGGCGTGACTGACAAAGTGGAGAACAGGGCCGCGACCCCCCACATTTTTTGAAGAACCGTGTGCGATGGCCGCACGTCCCTGACCTGTGACATTGCCTTGACGAACAATGACTGATTGCTTGAAGTCACCACTGGCGAACCGCGTGGCGGCTCCTGATGTCAGGCCCGATCCTGAGGTATCAATCGGTTTTACAAAGTGTTCTCCATCATCGGCGGCAGCAGTACCGTTATCGAGCATTAGTCCCATCCATGCGGCACATATGCCTTCTGGATCTGTATTCAAATCCAACAAACTTCCCGACAATTCACCAGGCTGGCAAGCGTTCGTCATCCCGCCACTACCTGATGTGTCCTCGGTCTTCGCCATCACACGGACAGTTGCATCGACTGTGGTGTTTCCGGATCTACTCAGGTGACTTGCACCAGCAGCCTTGACCTCAATCCGATATTCGCTGTCATTCAACGCTTGCTTGACGTACACCAGCTTCTCATGTCCCCTCAGGAAATCGCTGGTTAGGTCTGTGACACTTCCATCGTTGTTGACATCCGCTCGGAAGTCAGAGACATCTAGGCTGTACCCAATGCTTCCAAGGTCAGCAGAATCCGTATCCTTGGCAACGGTCTTCTCAGTGTTGACAATGAACGTGACATCGCTGATGGTCAACGCTTTGTAAGCCGTGGATGGACTAGAAGCATCCAGATAAGTTGTTCCATCCGGAACATGCACTGTTTTTTCGGCCCCGTCTGTGGTGTCATAGACCTTCACGGTTGGGGTGGACGCTTCCGTAATCTCAAGAATAAACCGCTCGTTTTCATCACGATTGATCGAATGAAAGAATTGGTTTGCTGAGGCATCCGCACTTGAGAGCTTGTCGATGAATTCAGTGTGGGGCCGTTTGATTAGACCATCCACAGGTGTTCCGTAAGCGTTATCTTGCTTTTGAGCCTGGGTGTTGTACCGGAGAGAATCCGGCTGCTGGGACACACCTTGGATCAGGTTAGGAACCGTCTGAGAAATAAAGGCCATCAGTGAACCTCGTTGATAGGTGGCTCTCTACGCAATGCACGCGAAACAGTAAAGTTGTCGAAGATCGAGTGATCTCCAGTGTCCATCTCGTATTCCTTCAGCCTCGACAAGGCCATCATCTCATCCCGCAGGGTAAAGGTGTGGTGCTTCTCTGAGCCAACAACCCGATCCTGAAAGATTCGGGCCGCTCGAATAGTGATGTAGTGACGAGCCAGTTGAGGCATATCTTGAAAATCTAAGGCCGTTACGACCGTGACTTTCTTGATGGATTCATCAAACTGGTTGGTGTTGTTCTTTCGATCAAAGAGCGTATCTCCTCGGAGAACCAAGTCATGCGTTGCTGAACTCTCAACATCGATCCGAACAACATTCGGGGCCACCGTAATGAGTTTTGTTGATGAGTCCGGTGTCAACTCAACCTCAGGAACAGTATTGAAATGCCAGCCCATCGACTGGACTTCTAAAGATGTCTCATCCAGAACCCGCTCTGCGGTTGCTACATCAACTCCAACCGTGCCGGTAAGAGTGTTGACAGGTGCTTCACCAATCGTACTCAGCATGGTGTTCACGGCTTGAAGCCTTGTAGTTTTTGCGAGAGCCATAGGGTTCCTTTAGAAAAAGGGGCAGGCCCACCGAAGTGAGCCTACCCGTGAAGAGGAGGAGAAAGGGTTCCTCAAGAATCCGATTACGGCGAAGCCGTACGGAGGTGGTAGCAGCACTCAGGACGCAAGAAGTTGTGACCCATTGCGTACTTGGCAACCATCAACGTGCCTTGGTTCCGAACAGAGTATTCGGTTTCAAGGGCGAGATCCAACAACTTCACAGTTGCGAGACCGGTTCGCTGGAACACGATTCCGTTGGTGTTGGTGAAGTTGAGACCACCGTAACCCACACCGCTACCGGCATAAATGTCGTTAGCAATGCTGGTGGATTCAAACACCGTGGCAGCACCAGAGTCTTCGTTGGAGGTTGGGATGTGATTGCTCATCATCACGTTCACACCAGCGACGTTGGTGAACCGACCGGTTGAGATGCTACCGGAACCATCGAAGTCACGGTTCATCACTGCACCAGCGGTGTTGGAAGAACCAGCAGACGCGACAACCTTGTAGTAATACTCGGGAGTCAGGAGGCAGTAGCGATCATCAGCGGGAACACTAGCTTCGTCCATCAGACGAGCTGCTTCGATGATTTGATCGATAACACCGTCTCCGGTTGTTCCGGTATCGAGGCGTGCGCCTTCTTTACCAGTTGAACCTTGCTCAACAGGGTTGGGATCGGTCAGTGCGGATTGCGCACCTGCGATAACGGTACGAATACATGCTTCATCAGCATGGTTGGCAAGAGCAAATCCGAGTTCACGGGAGTAGATCGAACGAACGTCGTAGTGAGCCATTGCTTCATCAATGTTGGCGATGAAGACCTTCGAGAGAAGGAGTTGGTCAATAGCGACAGTGCGCTCGGTCATTCCGATCAGCTCAGATCCATCGTCAATGATGTCCGCACCTGGGGTGTGGTACTTGGCGATGGCTTTACCAAAAACGGGGAATTGGGCAGATTTGCCCGAAGTGATGGTCCGGACATTGTGCAAGGGCATCATCACGTTCCGCTCTTCAAAGGCGGCGAGAACTTCGCCGGAGAATACTTTGAGGAACAGAGCGTCTGTGGCCCCCGCAAGGCTGTCCTGACCAAGACGAGTGACAGAAGCGTCAGCCATTGGAAAGATTCCTATAAAGGGTTAATAGAGTTAGAAAACACACACAGACCGTTAGATTCGCCCATCAGTCAAGTTGTCCGCCGCAGCGGGCCTGCTTATGGCGACCCTAAGAGGGTCAAGAGTTGGTAACCGTTTCGACCAGAGCCTTGCCCTGAGCCAAACCGGCGTTGAATGATCGTTCTTTTTCCTTGGCCTCACGCTTGGCATCGCCTGGGCGACGAAGGAAGAGACCAGTGGCAAGAGACAGGCCCGAAACTAGGGCCGCTCCGCCTGGAAGCTGAGAGAGTGGACCGGCAGCAGAGTCAGCACCGATGTTCACAACGCTGGAGGCAACGCCCCAGACCTTGTTGGCATCGTCGATGGACTCTTGAAACTTTGCGGTATTGACATCAACAAAGTTCTGCCATTCAGTCCAGGTGTATTCAGCATCAGAAAGTTTGATGGTGGATGCAGTTTGAGTTGCCGTTTGGACACCCTTGGGAACACTGACTTGAATCAGATCGTCAAGGGCGCAGCCAGACATGAAGTAGATCCCAGCTCCAAGGGCTACCCATACGGCTCCGATACCAAGTGCTGTCTTATTCATCACAACACTTTCGACATCTGAATTTTACGCTGAACCTCTTTACGGTAAGCGGGATCTTTGCGATACCGAGGATCGTTGATCGCAGCAGTGACTTCAGCCGTTGAATTAAAGCCGTTATTGACATTGACAGTATCTCCTTGGATAAGGCTTGGTTCCGTGTCGTTTGCTTTAAAACGAGCGTGCATGCCACGGACAGCGATATCAATCTGTGAGGGATCGCCGCTATCCATGATTGCGTTGTAAGCGTTGATTTCGGCTTCACTAAGACTCTTCGATGCCCACTCGGTCATCTGATTGTATGACTCTTCGCCTCCAACCGCCGCCATCATTTGAGTGGACTGTTGCTGCGAGTATGCAGCCATGCCTTGGATGTAGTTGTCAACCAACTCTCTTGGGAATCCGAGTTCATCCAGCTTTCGGTAGGACTCCTCACCGAGTTCACCCTTTTCGGCAAACTCTTCAGAGAACGGACGAATGTCATCCATCGTCAAGGCTTCACGATCCGAAGCGTCTACATCCTCAGTCACCTCTTGGGATTCTGGGGACTCTTGGCTACCCATCCGAGACTCCAACTCAGAGTAAGCCTTTGCCAAATCAGAGGCAGACTCAAACTTTTCTGGGAGCCACTCGGGGCGTTCTTCTGCCACCGCCTCTTCATTGACCTCAGGGGCGTTGGTCATCAATTCATCAGGCATTCCGCCATCTTCAGTTGTCATTTGAACTCGATCAGCCATCTTGTTGGGTTTCCTCTTGCTGCATGTCCATGCTCTTCAGTTGTTGTTTACCGAAGAGTTCTAGGGCTTGCGGGCCGAACTGTTGAGTCAGTGCAGCCTGTTGTTGAGCCTGTTGTTCAGCGGCGATCTGTTCTTGGCTCTTGATAAGATTTTCAGTATCAATCCCGAGAGATGCCGCTCTACGATCAATGTATTCGCGAAGGTCTACAAACTGTGCCAGTGCTTGCGGCCCAAGTTGTTGAGCCACACCAGCCAAGAATACATCGAGTTTGTTGAGGTCTTGCCCCCGACCCAAAGCCTCAATACCTGTGACAATCGTGGGTTGCACGATGTCTGCTGGGAGAGGAGGAAGAAGGTTGTTCTTTTTCATCCGCTCCATGATCCGGTTGACCAACGGAAGTTGGAACTCCTGCGAAAGAACCGAGTAGATACCACCAAGCTGCCGCTCGATGGATTGGGTAACTAATCGGATCTCTTCTGCGGTGACACGTTCAGCACGGCGGATGGTCGCTTCAGTAAGCAGGAACGCATTCGCAAGCCGTTCGTTGATCTGGTTGATTGTTTCGTACGCAATGCGCAGATCGGCTTGCTTTCCAACTTGCAGAGTAGACACATCCGCAGCACTGCCTTCCCTGATAGCTCCATTTGGGGCCTCCGATAGCGTTCTTGCTCTGGTGGTTCCGTTCGGATTGACCAAGAACACAACCTTGGCAGAAGCCGCCGAACCTTCGACAACTGCCATCGAGAGAGCCTCAAGACTCTTCAGGTCGCCGTAGTATTGCTCGGCATACCCACGCCCATAGGACTCACCGTCAACGCGGTTCATTCGCAGGGCAATGTAGGGAGAAGCGTTCTTGGCAAAGGTTCCCCGAGATCCAGGCACCTCTTGCCCACCAACCTCCTGGAACACTTCATAGTTCTCAGGGTCAATGCTCTTCACACAGGTGTAGAGATCCACGGTATCCATCGTGGACTCTTGACCATCCACCAATGCCGCGACCTCTGGAGGCAACATGGAGGGAGCGATGGTCTCTTTTGTGACCATCATTCGGACAAACCCAAGTGGACAGCGTTTTACGACATATCGATCCAGCCGGAAGACCCGCATACCACCTGATTTTGGTAAATACACGAGTGCGTTTCCGGTCACGATAAGCTGCTTGAGAGCCTCAAACATCGCAACTCGGATGTTGTTGGTCTCAATATCACGCATCACCGCCCGTTCAACACGGGACAATGCAATGTCAATCTCTGTCTTGATTTCTTCAGCTTCAGGCCCGAGTTCCTGCAACGCCATGTCATCAATCGTCAAGCGGAAGAATGGAGAGTTTGGGGGAAGGAGAGACAACAGAAGTGCCGAAGCCAGATTATTTACGCCTCTGGCTCCAGCACTCTGATAGGGGGTAGAGAACTTGGTGGAGTAGTTCGCTCCCTCCTCTGGCAACAAGGTCGGGATGGTGAGCTTGGCGACATCTCTGCCACGCTCTAGATATGAATACCGCTCCGATTGAAGGGAGTCATACATGGACTGAGCGGTTTTCATTTAGTACCTCAATAACTCACATTCAAGCCAGAGCCGCCGCCAGCACCGGACAACGGAATTCGCAGGGATCGTGCGCCAGTTCTTCGCATTTGAGAACGGGTTTTCGGACCAGCTCCAGCAGCAGCACGCACACGCTCTTGGGGGGGAAGAGGAGCGGGTGGCGGTGGGGCCGGAGGCGGTGGGGGTGGGGGGATATCAGGCGTACTAATGCACATCTAGAGAAGACTCCATTCTCGATTCGTTCTGCTCCTGATACACCGATTGCAAGAATCGCACCACGCGGCGACATCCCACTTCCATCCAGATTTCACGATCATTCATGCCTTCATTCGGGCAACGATCAGGGAAACGCTTGTCTAAAGCATCCAGAAGGGCTTTCGAGACTTCAGGAAAGTTCTTCATAGGGGAAGCCATTTAGCCCTCTCTTTCTTTGGATTCGTAATACGCCGCCAGCAAAGCAAGGTAATTGATGCCGTCAATGATGGTATCCCTGAAGGATTCATCGCTCACTTTGAACTCACCAGTTCGACAGAAACCGCTGAGGCGGCGGATCTTATCCGCCAATCGAACCAAGAAACCTTGTTCGGTTGACACGCCCATTCCCATGTGTTCCACAGCTTTGAAGTTGAGGAACGGGTCGGCCCCGTCTTGACCGCCCGAATAATCATGGTTCTTTCGGATGGACAGTGACAAAGCCTCTTCGCAGAGTTTTTGGTGGAACTTGAAGTATTCCTCACGATTCATTTTGGTTGCCATAGTTTTACTCCCTTGGTCTTAGTCCACTCGTTGGCCCTAAGAATCCGAGCCACTTGGGCTTGAACCAACGCTTCTTGCTCAGTAATACCGGCGTTCTCATACACCTGAACAACACCGTCCCACCCCTCATCTACGACCTTCTCAGCACCTTTGGGACCAACGCCTGGGCAGCCTGGGTATCCGTCAGTTCGGTCGCCAGCCAGTGATTGGATCAGGTGGTTACGGTCGGCTTCCTTCTTTGTGATTTCAACCACGCCGAGTTCAGGCTTACCGGGGTTGTAGAGAAGTCCAGGTATTGTCTTGAGGTCTTTGTCCTCAGAGACAATGATCTTCTCTCCCTTGATGTACCGGTTGCTGGTCGCCAAGATCCCAAGAACATCGTCAGCCTCCAGTTGAGGCCACATGAATGATCGGTACACCTTGAGGAGATACTGCTTGACCTCAGGGTAGATCAAAGGCTTTCGCGTCTTTTTGCGGTTTGACTTGTAGTCTGCATAAACAGACTTTCGCCAGTTCTCGGTGTCGCTCAGACAGATGACCACTTCATCAGCTTTGAGTTCTTCCTTGAGATCAGCAAAGGTCACATCCACCCGCTGACGGCACTCTTTAGCATCCGCAACAAGAGTCCAGATGTCGTTGCCCCAGTCGGTCGCCACTTCGCAAGCACAGCACGCCTGGTAGAGAACGATGTCAGCATCAATCAATATCGTCTTCGTCATCCCTCAGTCCTCCCGCCTTCAGCATCTCCTGTGACAACATTGTCAGGCCAAGACATTCCGCCAGAGATCCGTGAAAGACCATCACCATATCGTCCGCTTCCCCCGTCATCTTTTTGGTCCCCAGCACAACAAGAGAATCCAGCCTGCTTTTGAGAACCGATAGGAGAGTCTCCGTTGTCACAAAGTCGAGTGGGTTCTGGTCCATGTTCTACTTTCTTTAGAGCCTTGAGATGAGCCGTAAGCATCTTTCGCTTATCGCTGTTCTTAGGATAACACATGGCTTCCAGGCCAACTTCGGCTTGCTCTTTCTTTTCACGGAGATAGGGCAAAAGCATTTGAAGGCAGCGAGCTGCGTCTTGACCGTAGATCCGCCACCGATAGTAACGACGCTTGTTGGCCCTTTTCATTTCTGATACCGAGCCTCCAAAAACTGTGTGCATGTCGATGAGGGTCTTTGGGTAAAGACCTTCCACCGCAACACTCAGCGATTTGTAGTAACTAATACAGCCTTCCCCATCGATGATGCCAGCGTAGTACGCCATCTCTTCAATGCGTCTCAGCCCATGACCTACCAGTACGGTACTCGCCATCGAGGGGACATTTGAAGTTGTAGGGAAGTCCCGCTTCCCTGATCGAATCAACCGCGATTGAGCCTGCGACATCCTTATCGTCCTCTCTGACTACGAGCTGCACTTCGTCGTGAATGTGTGCGACCTGATGGAACTCAATCCCTCTGGCCTTGAGTTTGCGATGCAAGTCCACCGTGGCTTGCTTCATGATCACTGCACCTGCACTCTGAAGCAGAGTGTTCAATGCAGAGTGTTTGGAACGGATCGGCAACCGTCTGCCGTCAAGACCGATGAGATACCCACGGTGCTTGATCCCGTTCTCGATGGCTTTGCGGAGACTTTGCAAAGCTGGAAGAGACTTCAGAAACTTTGCTTGAAGTCCCTTACCTTCAGCCACACCGCCGCCCACAATCGAGCCAATCTTTTCGTGACCCGCCCCATAAAGGAACGCATAGATGAATCGCTTTGCGTCCCCTCTAGTTGGTAGACCTGCGGCCTTTTGGTTAGCGGTGTGGATATCTCCCTGAACGATTTCTTTTGCATAAGAACCTTCATCCCATCTGTGCATGTAGTGAGCCAAACACCGGAGTTCCAGACCCGATGCGTCTGCACCAACCAGAGTCCATCCACCCGGTGCTTGAAAAAGGCTCCTGCACTCTGGACCCCAAAGAGAACCAGAGGCAGGAACCTGTGCGATGTTTGGTTTGGAGTGGGTGCATCTTCCCGTGACCGTGCCACACCCGTTGATCCTCCCGTGGATGCGGCCTTGCTTTGACACCAGCTTGAGCCACGCTTCCTTGCCTTCGGCAAGTTGCCCGATACGCTTTTGGATAGTGAGATACTTCACCACCGGTTCAACGATGTCGAAGTCAAGTTGGGTCAAGATTGATTCATCAACCTTGGGATGACCGCTGGGCGTGAACTCTACAGGCTTCCACCCGTATCTCTCAATCAACGCCTCAGCGATCATCTGCCTGGAGGCGGGGTTGAACTCAATGACCTTTGGCTTGAGTTTGCGTCCCGTCTTCTCACTCACCCGCTCGATCACCTTGTCTGGAATCAAAGACTTCAACGACTTCTCAAGGTCATCTCTCTTGGATGCCAGTTCGGAATACAGACGCTCTGCTCTGTGCGTGTCAAATGGAAACCCGTACTCCTCTTGCTCGACCAAGATTTTCTGGAAGTCTTGTTCAAGATCAATCATGTCAATGCTCGGCTCGATGTTCATCAAGTATCCATAAAGTTGAGCAGTGACCGCAGTGTCTTGGGCACAGTAATCCTCCATCTCGATTGACCACGATTCCCAATCAGAGGTCTCGCCAAAGTCATCCTTCAACGCACCGATCCGGTGGCCCCATGCTTTGAGCGAATGTGATCCAATCAAATTCTTTGGGAACCCTTTGTTGATGAACCCAAAGTCCAACTCACGTTGATTTGCATAGATGCAACGAGCCATGACCAGAGTGTCTCTGACACACCCGTTGTATTCCCAACGCGGGTACAACTTTTTGATCGCTCGGATATCGAAGCTGATGATGTTGTGTCCAACAATCGTGTCAGCATTTCGTAGACGATTCAGACCTTCTTTGATGTTGCCTGCGTTACTTGAGTATCTCCACTGCGTCCCAGTGTCCAGGCATTGAAGCACCAAGCAATGGATTTCACGCAGACCCTCAAGATCACGGAAGTTGTCGATGGCGTTGGTTTCAATGTCAAACGCTAAGTTCATTGAACCCTCGCTTTCGCATCGTCCCAATAATCACGCTGCCAGTTGTCAACATGATCGAAGACCTTGCCCCAATATGTATCGGTGAGGTGAGTCTTTCTTCTCCAGTTTGGGCCGGAGTTGTGAAGTCTCGCCCACGCTTCAATATCGAAGTTGTCCGGCTCATAACGGTCAATGTAAGACATGACGATTTGCTTGGCGTAGCCTCGGTCACGAACATTCTGGAATGTCTCACCGTTTGCCGCAAGTTCGGGACGATGCTCGACCGCATCCCTCCAGTAAGGCTCAGTGATTTGATACGCACCAAGTTCGCCAGCCGCTCCAATCGCATTGTCAGGATCAGGATGCCCGCCGGTCTCCACCAACAGAATCGCACTGAAGAAAAGTTCTTGTTCAGAAGGGCACATCGTCAAATCCTCCGGAGCTGGCGGTGTCGGCAAAATCGGAGTGGGTTTCGGTGAGTCTTCCACTGTCCTTGTCATATTGAACGTGACAGGCTTCTCCGGTATCACCGCTCCATCTGTTCTTGAGTATACGGACAGTTGTGATATTAGGATGTTCGCCTTGCTGATCTCGCTCCAGGCCAACAACCATGTCAGACAATTGAGCGATACCAGCACTGCCACGAAGTTGTGAGAGAGAGGTTTGTCCGCCTTCTTCATGTGCCCTGCCATCTGGCCTCCTTAGGTGCGATACAAGCACCATTCCAATACCCGTTTGTTCTACCAAAGAACGAAGTCGGGTCATCGCTTGGTCAATCGTCCTACGTTCGTCGCCACCATCCAAGCCTGAGACAACGATGGACAAGTGATCAAGGATCACAAAGTCCACTCCAAGACCCACCGCCATATATTTGATACGGCTCAACAATGAGTCACAATCAATCGACCCGAAGTGGTCGTACAAAAAGCATCGGCCTGATCCAAGGTTCTTCTTGAACGCTTCCTGCATCTTTCCCTCATCCACATCATCACAGCGATGGATTGGGAGGTTTAGGTCGATACTGAGGATTCCTTGGGCTGTACGCTTTACAGACTCCTCCAGAGCGATATAACCAACCTTGTGACCAAGGGTCAGCAGATGATGGGCAATCTCACGGCAGAACGCTGACTTACCGATTCCAGTCCCCGCAGTGAACGTGACCAGCTCTCGCTTACGAATCCCGCCGGTCTTGTCGTTCATCCCCTCAAAGGGGTATGGGGCCGACACAACGTCATCTTTGGTGGTGAGGATTTCCCACAGTTCATCGCCTGGAACAATCCCATCAGGTCGGAACGTCTTGGCTTGCCATATGGCATCCATCAGTTCTTTGCTTTTCCCTTTGACCATCATGTCACTAGCATCTTTGAGAGGCAGCGTCACGACTTTGGCTTTGCCAGGTGACATGAGAAGTGCAGACTGTTCTGCTGCTTTGCGTCCGGGGTCATCGTTGTCGAAGCAGAAGACCACTTCATCAAACTTCTCCAACCACTCGATTGATCGTTGGATGGAACGCTTTGCTCCAGCGGCTCCTGATGGAAGAGATACCACAGGCCACTTGTTGCCCTGGAGTTGGCTCACGGTCAGGCAGTCAATCTCACCTTCGGTGACGATGACTTTGCGACCACCATCTTTCCAAAGGTGTTGACACCAGAGTCCAGCTTTTTTGGGTTCACCTAGCATGACAAAGTTCTTGTCAGGGAACCGAACCTTCTGAGCAACGACATGCCCACGCTCATCGCAGTAATCAGCAACGTGAACAGGTTGGCCTTGGTAATCACCAATGCCATATCGCAGCTTTTGGCAAGTCTCAACATTGATCCCCCGCTTCTTCAGCGGTCGGATGTCATGTTGGATGAGATTGTTATTAGTTGGTGCTTCAGTTATCAATGTATCCTCCTGCCCGTCTCCAGGCTTCCAAGTCTCACATACGAAGCAGAATGTGTGACCGTCTGTATAAAGAGAGTTGCCGTCCGAAGATCCGCAAGTCTCGCATGGTATGTGTTTCAGAAACTCTGATTCATTTGTCATCAATCCACATCTCTATCTTTGGTTCGCAGCCATCCGCGTACAACTTGCACGCATTGATCCGGACAATCTGATCGTCATCGTCCCACACCAACTTGTTGCAAGAATCCAAGATCGCCTTGAGGTAGTTGTCAATGTCCCCCCGTGGGGCACTGAGTTTGGTGGTCTTGGGTTTGGTGCAATGAAAGATGATGCGGACAGAGATCGGTCCAGATACGGGAAGATCCTCCCTGCCCACCAGAAGGTCTGGGAGCAATTCCTTGAGTCGATTACGGAAGTTCGTATATTTCTTTCCGTAGTAGACACCCCAGCGTGTGACTCGCGGACGAGAAGCTGGGACTGGCGGGACAGGGATTGTGATCTTCATCAGAAGTCAAAGTTGTCTTCGGTGCCGTTGGACTCAGACGAAGCCTCAAAGGTCTGTGCCTTGAAGCCTTCAACTTCATCAAAGCCGTGGTCGGAAGCAGAGTCTCCACCGGAGGATGGCGACTTCAGTTCTTGAACCTGTACGGCTTTCATACGAAGAGTCAAACCGACTCCCATCGTTGGGACAAACCAAGGACGAACCTCTGCTGAGATGCGAATGGTTGACCCGCCGCCAACTCGATCCTCAACAGGTTTGTTTGCTGAGTCAAACAACTTGGGGCGTTGCTCCCAAGACTTGCCTGTTTTGGTTGTGACCTTTGCAGGCAATTTGAACTTGACTTCAACATCACCCGTCTCTTCTCCGGTGTCATCGTCAATCACAGGCTTGACCGGCAAGTCCGCAGTCTTGAGCTGCTTCTTCTTTTGGTCTTTGCAGTGATAGGCATACGCCTGCTTATGAATGCTTTCGAGTTGCTTGACGAACGGTTCAGCATCCTCAGCAGAGAGGCGAAGCGTGCAGGCGTAGACACCTTCAGGTTCAAACCGAGTGTCGGGATCATTGAGCCACGGATAAACCGCAGTACCAAACGGTGAAATAAGACGAACACTGTCCATGTGGGAATCCTCCTTTGGATTCAACTGAAAAAGTAAGGGGCATCTCGAAGGACATTGATATCGAGATCCCCCCGTTGGGGAGGCTCCGGCAGGTCTATACCTTGCGGGAGCATCGCTTGTTGACCCTGACGGAACCGTTCCAAGGGGTCATCACTAAAGATTTCAATCGCAGCCTCGCGGATGCTTGCAGCCATAATACCGCAATGTGGTGCTGGTGTCGATAAAGAATCATGCACACTGCCAACCTCTGTCACCCCATTGTGATGGGCGGTACGGATTGATGAGCGATTGACGCATCCGTCCCAACTGTGAGTCCAGTTTGCAGTGATCCCATTCAAGTTTCGACGCATCGACAGTTCTCCGGTCTCGGAGCGTAGCCGTTGCTGGCGAATCACTTGACCAATGCTGGTCTTCACGGTGTAGCGTTCCAGGCACTCATAAGCCTGGCGAACCATGAAGCCGTCAGAGGTGAACCAACGAAGCGGGGTGTCGTTCTCGATAGAAATCTTGACGCACTCCTTGAGCCAGTCCATGATCTCCACAGCTCCAGACACCGTTTCCTTGATGCACTCCCAAACGATGTCACCCAGCCAAGCCGTGGGCCTGCGGATCTCATCACCGAACGGATTGTGCATACCCTTCTTGACTTCAACCCGAAGGTGATCCGAGAGGTACTGCTTGACCTTGAACAGCGTCACCCCATACGGAAGAGTCATCACTGGGCGTTTGACCAGAGACCTGTTGATCTCCAACTGCTGCCATCCAATGGCAAACTCATGGGTAGACTGCATGACCTTCTGCACGACCTTATCTGCGACAATGCCGTAGATGTCCTGGGGTCTGTCGCAGGGCATACAGTTCGTTGCATACGCTCCGATTGGGTCTAGCCTTGCGAGGCTGAGGATTTGGATTCCGTTGCAGGTTCCATCTTGAGAACAAGGCAGAGCCGACATGAAGCCGAAGCCTTGTCTTTTGAATCTCGCCCATTCATCGCAGAACGCGAGGAACTCCCACGGTTCATCTGCTTTCGTCCATTGGGTGTATCCGAGGGGATCTTTGGCACAGTCTTCAATCCATTCTGTATTGGAGTGAACCCATTCGATCCGCTCAACAAAAGTCTTCTTGTCGTGGCCCCACCGGTTCGCTCCGGCAATCGCAAGCCACGACACATCATCTTCGGTCTTCATCTCCGCACCGTTCTTGAACATCAACAGAGACTTGGCCCAACTTGTTCCCTGTGGTTGCAAGAAGTAGGGCATGGGGTACATGCGTCCCCTGAAGTCAAACTGATGGGGGAAGCCCATAGTCTTTCCGTCATACTCTTCGCAAAGCTGGAGAGCCTTGACCAGTTGCAATCGCTTGCTTTGGTTTGACTCGTTGTCTTTGTGGATCGACGCAGCCATCCGGCAGTATTCACGACGGGCCTCTTTGTTGGTGTCGATGTCCTCAGGCTTGTCAGGCAGTGGTTCATCCTCAGCAGGCGGCAGGTCTCCCAAAGATGCACCGTCTTCCCAAGCCATCTTCATGGTCCCGTAGATAAATGGGTTCATGCTCCAGCCAGTTCTCTGGACAATGTTGATGGCCTCGAAGACCTCAGGCATCTCAATGCCGTGCAGTTCATTCAGAAGTCTTTTGTCGTGGGTCTTGACCATAGGTCTTGGCTTCCACATGACTCCGTGATAACCGCCGGAGTAGACCGTATCCCAGTCCATTGGTGTATCGACCGTTGGCATGAACACAGGGTTCAAGACTTCGCTGAAGCTGTGAGACTTCTTCATCCAGTCCAACATTTCGTCAGTCGCCTGGACAATCGTGGTGGTCTTACCATCAAACCCACGGCGTTGATTGATCTCAATGATGCCGGTGTATTGACGCATCAGTTCCACGCAGACCAGACCAACAGCAAGGGAGTCACGCTGAGGCCACTTGGGGAACATGATGTCCGAATGCTTGGCGGCACGTTTGATGAAGTCAGCGTGATACTGCGGTCCTGACTTCATCGCACGCTGACGGTTCATCTGAGTCAACCGCCAGAAGTCCGGCTCTTCTTTGCGAAGCGTTGTGAACAACAGTTCGTCCTGAAGAAGACGAGCCACGGTCATTGCGGATCGTGTCAGTTTCTTGCCGTGACTGATTGAATCAATGACAGACCTTGCGGTGATCGCAGCGATGACCTTGGGCTGTAGTTGTTCGATGTAATCCAACGCACGGTGTCGTATTCCAGGTGCTTTGGATGCTTGGCGTTTCCATTCCTCAATGCCTCTGGTCAGCTTTGTGACTGACTCAGCGAGGAGCCTGCGTCCTACAGGCGTGTTGGCTTCCATACCAGCGGCTTGTGACTTTCGGTAGTTACGCCAGTAGCGTTCCCGTCCAGCCTCAAGCATCTTCTTCTCAGCATCAAGTTGCTTGCTCATCAAGCCTCCTCCGATTCTCCATCATCTCTTGGATGATATACCAAAACAAACGCTTGACAGTTCGGACAAGACAGGTTAGTCACCACTGAATAGTAAATGCTGACCGGTTCGTCCACACAATCGTGATCACCTCCCCAAATAAGTTCAGTATCACACAGATAACATTTCATTCATGAAGTCTCCACCAAAGGGT